GTTTGGTTCAAACTGAATAGGATTAAAACTAGGGACGCCAGAATTGCAAAACGTAAGTACTCCTCTCGGGTCATCTTGTAATAAATTATCGTTGGAATTATTCGACTCATGTGCCTCCACACACCCTGGCATATCAACAATTGGTGTTCCTATTATTGTTGTTACCGGAGCTATTGGGGGAAGAGATACCGTTGGAGATATCAAATAACTAGGGAGTTCAGGTACATCTAAACTCCTTATGTTTATCTCACGAATTTCCATCAGAATGGAAGTGCGCCACCCGTTGCAGAGGGCATACCAGGAATAGTACCACCAGTTGCACTAGGAAGTTCTGGCATTGCCGAGTCTACCATCCCAGGAAGTGCACCTGTAATTGCTTCACCTGCAGCTGCAGCAACTTGTCCTTTTACATTCTCGATAATAGAATCCTTATTGAGGTACACCGCAGTACCTCCCCCCACAATACCCGCAGTTCCTACAAAGGATAGTACTGCCAGAATGTTAATTACTTTTTGCATCTTAACCTTTACCTTTTGTTATAGGCCATGTTATATGTAGACCATAACAAAGTATAGTTATAAATCCGAACACAAATAAAGATGCCATATTAATCCTGATGAATACTACAAGTTAGTTCACATGTCTCCCCACCAAACTCAGAGTCTGGAATAAAGACATCACTACCATATATACCAGTCCTACACCATCGTGCCGTTTGCCCTACGGATTTCTCTGAGTGCTTCGAGATCCATGTTTTTTGTTCCGCCATCATAGGCATGTGCATATCCTTCCGTAATCATTTGTTCATTGAGCGACAAAAGTTCATCCCCGATATAAAGCCAACCGAGAAGACGCCCATATTTCCCAGTGCCACCAACAAGTTCAGTCCTAACAGACAACTCATCATCACCATTGATGGCCCCTTCCAGTTTTTCTTTGAGCCAGTTGGTTGCTTCGATTCCAAGAGCCTTCTCCTCTAGATTTCTCGTTCTTTTCTCCGGTGTATCAACGCCTGCAACTCTAACTCTTTCTTTCTTGTATAAGTCAAACCCAAGATCAATGGTAACGTCAATAGTGTCACCATCAAGAACACGATTGATCTCCGTGACTCGGAAGTTGTAACAACTCTTTCTGCTTGGTGGTACCATTGCTCCCATTGTTCAACTCCGTATAGGATATCTTTAATATGTATATGACATACCCTAATGCTAATCCAACAGCAATAATTACACAAAGTATTACTGACCACACAGGATCATTTACATTCTCATGAGCACGAAGTAGTAAGTTCATTTTTCAAATGGTGCCCAGTGTTGCCAATTGTATTTGTGGACTGCCCACATTCCTAGGACAGGAACAACGATTAATATAAAACTCAAACTCCCAACACCCCATGGGTTATTGAGTGTGGCAGAAGCAAAGTGTGCTGCCTTCAGTGCTATCTGAGTCATACATATTCTCCCCAGATTTCCCAGTTGTCTCTGAAATAAAAATCAATTGAAGTCAAACTTCCTGCAGGATGTTGTTCTTCAGTCTTTGCCCACTTCGTACAGAACCTAGTAATGTCAGGTGAAGTTCTCACTCTATTGACACCATACATTCTAGAGAATGAACTCATTGCAAAATCAAATCTTGTCTTGAAATTAGTTTCCATGACTTAGTTTCTCCTCATATTTTTTTACGATAGTCATTACTTGTTTCCTATCAGTTCCACATGGAGCATTCTTTAAACAAAGTAAAATCAATTGATCTTCAGTGATTGTTGGTTTAATAGTAAACCCCCACTTGTCAAGTTCACCTTCAACAGGTGCTTCACAAGGGTCAAATTCATGTGCCATATTAATTTACGTGAATATGTCCAATCATACCAGCACCTTGATGGGGACCACAGAAGAAGTCATAGTCTCCTGCATCAGCAAATTTAATATCTTGTGACTCTCCGGGAGAGAACATCAATGACTCTCTAGAAAGATCTACACGACCTTCCACAATAATATTATGTGGTGGCAACATTCCATTTACAAAATGAAGTGTTTCACCAGCACTAATACTAATATTATCTGGATCGAATACAAGATTTCCATTGGAACCCATAGTAACATCTACAGCATAAGCCATCTTCGGTAAGAAGAGAACCATTGCTGCTACAGTAGCAAGAATCATTAAACGGATAAACTTCATTGTAGTTTAATCAACTACTCTAGTTATACACGATACCGTTTATATGTCTATAATTTGTTATGGGTTCCTGATATGTATTTTTACTTAGGATCTAGTGTAGATCTAACAGGTGGTCCATCAGTTTTAATAACTATTGGAGCCTGTTCTAATCTGATTGTTTGTGATGGTGCAGTCCTTCCTGCAGCCTCAATTAGTCTCTCAACATCTGCCTTTGATATACCACCACCATTACTACTACCGTTCTCTCCAGCCTTCTTAGCTGCCTGGACACCGAACGTTGCGAGGACTCCAGTAAAGACAGATGCAATGAAGGTTGGGTCTAGTTTCTGTTCGGGGATTCCAAGTGCTGGGGGTAACTGAATGTACGCCAGTGTGAGTATTCCGCCAGACCAAACAAGAATACCAAGCCTAACAAAAGTAGACAAAATTTCAAGCTGTTCTTGTTTATCATCTGTTGCCTCCTTTATCTTACTTAGGAATCCTTTTTTCTTTACCTGTTCTTCGGGTTTCTTTTCCACAGGATACCTAGATCACTCAAAATATTTATAAAAAGTGTATTAAACTAGTACCTTTTTCTAAATATTCTCAATAGGAAATATTACCATGTCACAAGATACTAATCACATTTCAGACAACACATCGGTAGCAATGCCGATTCGTAATATCATTTCTATTGTAGGTGCTGTTGCAGTCTCCACATGGGCATACAGTGGAGTGATTGAAAGGTTGAATAGAATTGAAACACAACAAGGGATAGAACAATCTGCCATTGAACTGAACTCTGAGTTTCGTATCAACTGGCCAAGAGGCACAATGGGATCTCTTCCAGCAGATGCAGAACAAAACAGAGAGATTCAAGCCATTCAATTAGAGATTGAAAGGATTATGGAAGAGGTTGAGGAGAATGATACCTGGATTGATAACTTTGAACCACCCAAAGAAGTTCAGCAAAATATTGATGATGTTAGTGAGATGAAGATTAAAATTGCTCTTATGAGAGCTGAGTTGACAAGACTTGAGAATCATGTCTTTGAGTTTCACAAATAAACAAGTTTGGTTTAGGTATAAAAAAAGGACCCCTTATCGGGATCCTTGATATACTGGGGTCATCATACCTTGATCTGGTCCATCGTCATCATCTCCAGGTGTTGTAATGATATAGACTATGACGAATGCAACCATTAGTCCTAGGTATATGTTCACCAAATGCCTGGAATGATTTGACCTGTCAATGCGTATGCACCAAGGGCTGCAACGACACCGAGCATTGCTGCCCAACCATTAATACGTTCTGCGTTTTCGTTCATTGTTCTTGCTCCTGTGTTTTGTTTTTGATTGTAATCGTTCCGTGATCTCTTATGTATTCAATTTGAAATTCCAACTCATCATCATGACCCCAACAAAGTTCTTCGTATAGAGTATTGAGTTTTTCCATGTCTTCATAGAGTTGATTAGGATTCCCCACTTTCATCTCCACTCTGCGTCATCATTGCAGCACCAACAAATGCTACTAGACAGATACCGATAGTTACTAGTGCCATTAGTAAAGTTCCTCCTCTTTATCTGACTGTACTACACAATCAGATGTTGGATATGATACACAAAGAAGCGCAAACCCTGCTTCTATTTGATCATCATCAAGGAATGATTGATCACTTTGATCGACTGTACCTGATATAATCTTACCAGCACAGGATGAACATGCACCAGCACGACAGGAATAGTTTAAATCAATTCCTTGTTCTTCAGCAGCATCAAGGATATATTGATCTGATTCAACTTGTATTGTCGATTCAGAACCATCGGGTTGTTGGATAGTAATCGAATAAGACGCCATTGAAGTAAACTCTCTGAGTATATCTATCTATTGTATAGAATGTTCTAACATATGTCAATATATGTCAGAATCCGAACACACCGAAGAAGAATACACTACCAGAAGTTGCGTAAGATACGACGGCAGCAACGAAACCTAACATGGCAACACGACCATTCAGTTTCTCTGCACCTTCTGCATAACTCTCATAACCATAACGCTCTGCGTCAGTCTTCGAGACATACATTTGAGGTTCTTTAGCGAACAGATTTTGTTGTCCACGATCATTGGTTGTTACAGTC